GTTTGATCTTAACAAACAAATGTTTGTATGTTGGTAATACAGTTTCTGATTTAACGTTCATTAAGTAATCTTCAATTAATTTATGAACGGCGTTTCCTTGTTGTCTTGCACGAAAAGAAATATTTTCAGCTTCTTCATGTCCAACACGTTCTCTCCATTTATCTAATGCTTCCGTACCATAATAAGCACCAATAACTGTTGTAACAGAGGGAAATGTACCACCCGGCGTATCATATACACGCCGTTTTTTAGTAGTAATTTGTTTTAATGTTTCACGCGGTAATAATTCTTGTTCAATAATCATATTTGTTCAAATTGTGATGAGGTATTTTCTTTTTCATTTCATGTATCTGTTCACGAAGATGACCGGTGGGTCTAATACTATAAAGATTATATCCCGGCAACGGAGCGCCAATGGCAATTTCCCATTGGGGATTATCTTTTTCCCATTGATCTACTTCAGCAATAGAAATACTAAGAGGTTTCTCTTTACCGTTCTTTTTATGTCTTGCCGTATAATGTGGCATTAGTATCATCTTTCATTTTTTCTGTTGTGTCATCAACTGGCACATTGCCAAATTTCTTATTATAATTATCTATTCTTTTATTACGTCGATGTTCGAATTTACGACGCTTTGAATCATAATCATCGTCACCTGGACGACGTTTAAAAGTCTTTCCCATCTTAGTTCTCTATTTTCTCCTTTTTTGGTTTCTTAATTCTTGGTTTCTTTAGTTTTTCTTCTTTTGGTAAATCAATTACAGAATCTGCGGGTGTTTCAATAATTAATGACGTAGGTGTTTTCATTACCTTAATTTGAGCTGGTGGAAATTGTAAACAATCTGGAAATGCATCACGAACAAGTGACTCAGGGATGTCATAAGGCATTGTATGATCTTTGACAGCCAAGAGTAATTCTGCATCATTATGATTTAGGGATTGTAGCAACTGAATAAACAAACCTTCTCGTTTCATTGCAGTGAGGCTTGGGTTGCCGCCTTTCAAGAATAAATACATCCGTTTCATTTCATTATATAGCATACCTTCTTGATCAAGATATGGACATGGTGTATATGGTGGTTTTCCGGTTGGAATATCCCATTCAATTCGTCTATCATATGCAAATTCAAGCATCTTCCGAAGAGCAGGTGAATCATTTCTTCGAAGATATTCAATTTTTTCTGGATAGGTATTTAATTCTGTTGTTTTCTTTAAAATTTCAGAAATGCTTAACCTCATCTTAACTCCCATTCATCTACTAAATTAATATCTACATATACTTTTCGTTTCAACCAGTAACCACAAAATTCAGGTTTTTCATGCATTAAATCTGCTTCATCAAATTTCAAATTACTTGCAATTACTAGTATATTACATATATCCGGACTTGCCCAAAGATTTCCATCTAAATCAGAAATTTCAACAGCAAGTCCATATGCAACATCCTTCATCCTTTCTAATGGTGTTTTTCGAGATGGTTCAAATAACTTATTGATATTAATTTTACCTGTTACCATTTTTTTTTAGTATGAGTATACAAATTGTGGCGGCGGGACCTCTTTTGCAACGCCTGATCCAATTAAATTACGAATTAGTGCTTCCCATTGTCTCGCACGAATATCCCAATTATAAAATGAGTTAGTATATACCGATTGGGCTTTACAACGTTGTTGCACCGACTCTTGAAATATTTGACTTATTGCATCATGCAGAATTGCATAAAACAAATCAGCATGACTGTGCATATCTTCTGTATAGTTATACATATGTGTCCAATGAGCTGCTGTTTCATACAAGCCACCAAAATTTGGATGAACACAAAGAAGACCTGCTGACATTGCTTCCATTAAACACAAACATGATGTCTCTTTCCAAATAGAAGGATAGCCAAAAATATGAGCATTTGATAATGCTTCTACTATTTCATCATGTGGTTTATATCCATGATTCGTTACATTTGGTTGTTTATCAGCATATGCAAAAACTTCTTTATATTGTTCATCACGATTATTCCAACCATATATCTGGAAAGAAGAATATACATCAAGATGAAGATTTGGAAACTTTTCAGAAAGCTTAGAAAATACTGGCAAAAGAATTTGAAGACCACGATGTGGTGTTGTATGATAGATTAAACGAATTTGTGAGTTATCACGATTTGGATTTTGTTGAATAGGTGTAATTGCATTTGGCAATACAACAATTTTAGACCAAGGTACACCTAGAAAATTAATAAGTTGTTGAGCTTGCCAATTTGATACACAAACAATCACATGATAATTACGATGATTATCATTAGCTACAGCTTTTTGTAATTCTGGGTCATCAATCAAGTCGTGACAAAAAAATATGCGCCATTTATCTAACTGTAAATCACGAACACGTGATGGAATAATCTGAACTTGTTCTAGTAACTCACGCGGCACCCTACCATCGTAAATTCGACGCATCATAATCTCTGTGCCACCATTCGAATTCGCACTTAAACGATTCACCTCCATGAGGTCTTCATTATTAACAAGTTTAGTCATATTTTTCCTTTATATCAATACGTACAATCAACAAAATCTTCAGCAACTAATTCAGCTTCTTCAATAGTATCAAATGGGCCTTCATACAATGGTAATTTTTCACCATCAATATATTTCTCAACAATATACATATTGTTTTTTTTAACGACAGTTGCCATTGCTTTACTATCTTCACCAACATGCATTCGAACAATGTCAGTCATTTTCTGGTTCTCAATGTCAGTCATTTTCTGGTTCTCTTGGGATAATTTCTCTTACTTGTTGATCAGTTAACATATCAATTGTAACAGCTTCTTCACCAAGCCATTCTTGTTTTAATTCAATTGGATTGTCAGCATCTTGGATAAATGAAAAAGCTTCATTGAGTGTTAAATCAATCGGACCCCTAACAAGGTATTTAATACGATGTATCGATTCAGTTGTAACTACGTAATATTTAGCATCACTCATCAACATGCCATTCTAAAACTTTTTCTGTTCGAAATGAACGCCATCCATGTTTCTCTGTATCCCATACTGACATGATATTGGGGTGAACAGAAACATTAGCATCGTTATTTACTGATTCAGGTAGAAATTGTTTTTGAAGTGTACAAAGCATAATACGCTTTTCACCATTCATTTTTTCAAATTCAACATGAACAATTTTCTCATTCAATGCTTGTCTTAAAGATGCAATATTTGTAATATTTAACATTATATATTATCTTTTCTCCAAAATTTAGTTGGTTCATCAGAAGATATCATTGGAAAAACATCACAAGGCTCGATATAACCCCTTTCTTCAATTTGTGACAATAAAGCAGCTAAATCAACTTCTTCATTATCAAATTCAATATCAAGAATTGGTCTTTCCCATGGTCTTGGAAGGATTTGACGTTTCATCACTTCTTCTCCAATATATATCGTAATTCTGAAAGATGTGATATCCAATTACCGTCAACAACAATAATTGGCAATGTATTTGCTTGTGGATATTTTTCTTTGACTACTGCAACATCAATATCAACATCAATTTTAATTTCAGTAAATGGTATCTGTCTAGATTGTAAAATCTTCTTTGTATTCTCGCAATGGTAACAACCATTTCTAGAGTAGAGTTGGATATCCAAAAAATCACTCCTTTATATAATCAACATCTTCATTATATTCAACTTCAGTATATCCCGTTTCTGTTGAATTTTCTATTTTTACAAAATAACTAGGATCTAATTGGTATATTTTCTCTTGTTGCTTTGTATTTTTATTTATGCGCGCTCCCCTTTGAATATCTTTAATAAGCAGTTTTTCACTATCATTGCGAATTGCTGACAAATCTAGATCACGAGGCACATTTGTTAATTTATCACTATATACTGATTTAGATTGTTCTTTTAAAAACTTAGAATATACCCACCAATTAATACCATGATTCTTAGCAGCAAGATATTCATAATGCGTTGCGACATGATGTGCCCGTCGATAATGCATATGAAATAAATCAATTAAAGCTTTTTCAACAACTTCATGAACAACTAAAAAATCAATAATATCTATTTTTTTTCCATTAACTAATAAAAATTGTTGCAAATGACGATCAATATATACTGTTTTTCCATCACGACTATATCCAGAAAGATATGGAATATCCCATCCACACTCAACTTTAACAGGTGTGTTGATTCTTTCCAAAAATGGACCATTATGAAAAAGATCAGATGTAAATTGAGAAGTGTTTTTAAATACTTTCATGATATCGTAAAGATTTCTACACCATCTTCTGTAATACCTAAAGTATGTTCTTCTTGCGCACACCAACTACGATCTGTTGTAACGGTTGTCCATTTATCAGACAATACACGAACATTTGGTGTTCCGGCACATACAATTGGTTCAATTGTAAATGTCATGCCAGGAAGTATTTCAGTTTCAGGAGCGGCAGGTTCCCAATAGTGACGAATAATTGGAGCTTCATGCATTTGACGTAGAATACCATGTCCTGTAAAATCTTTAATAATTGAAAATTTCTGCCCAATAACATATGATTCAATTGCAGCACCAATATCCGATAAATGATTGCCAGGATATGATTGGGCAATGCCCATATTCAATGCCGTTTTACCTGTTAGTAGTAATTGATATGTATCATGATCAGGCTTTCCTACTGGAAATGTTCTTGCTGTATCTCCATGAAAACCATCAAGATTAAATGTTACATCAATCTTAACTATGTCACCATTATTTAACATAATATTCTTAGATGGCACTCCATGACATACAACATCATTCTTACCAATACATGCAAAAGCCGGAAATCCATGAAATTTATATTGCGAATTCTTTAAATGGTGTCTTGTTTGAAAATCAATAATAAATTCTTCTAATTCAGCAGTGGTAACGCTGGACTTAACATAAGGTTCAATCTCATCAAGACATTGGGCTGCTAATCTCCCAATAATCCTCATTTGAGGGAAATACTGAAGATTGTCTTTCCAGTTTTTCATTTAGGTAAAAAACTTTCATAGTACACTTTATAAAGATGCATGAGAGTTGTGATATTTCCATACTTAATTAATTCATCCATGCTTGGACAATCTTTAACATCAGTTACTTTCATCCATGCATCATTCTTTTCTGCACGAACTTTCTCTTGTTCTTTTGTTTCATTCCACGGATGTATGGAAGAAATGGAAGAAGGAAAGATATTTTTGAAAAAATCAAACATTTTTCTTTTCTAACTCAGAAACGCGTTTCTCAATTTCATGTAATTGATTTACAAGTCTTGTGATAACATCAGCACATACATCTTGTGATCTAATAATAGTCTCAACTGTTGCTAACATTTTTTCAGAAGTGTGATCAAATTTCAACCAAGGAACGGTCGATGATTCTACAATAGGATCTGTATTAGCCATTAAATTGTCTCCAATTTCTTTCGCCATTTACTGAGATAAGCTAAACCTTCTGATGTTACTTTATATCCTTCTCCTACTTTTGTTACAAAATTAAAAGAAGCTAACTTTCGCATTACATTAGGAAACCCTTGATCAGAATATCCCATCGCCGAACTGATTGCACAATGATTTAATCGAAATAATTGCATGTCGTCAATAAGGGGACGTTCTGTTTCTCTTGGTTCTTCAGCTTCCACATAATCAAATTCAAATTCATCAATTTCTCTTCTATTCACTGAAACGCCCTTCCGTTAAATCTTTTAGAATTAATACGTTGAGATAAAATTGTCAAACCCCATTCCTCTCCATATTCATATAGAACATTCAGTTCTGATGTATGAGCTGGACGAGTAAAGTAGATTCGTTGTTTTGGATTATAGAAAGTAACGACAGAACCACTATCTGTCAGCTTAATATTCAACGACATTATGAAATATCCTATTACTATAAAAGGGATATTAATGAAAAGTGTTAATATTGTCAACACTTCAAGGCCCAGAAGAAATACCTAGTTGCATTCGACTTATACGACCGCCAATGTAATCGTTATAATATAAATCTGGCTTGAGTAACACATCGTTAATCACTTGTTCACGCATTTCATAATAATTAGCTTCAGATGCTCTGCTACAAAGTTTTATAATTTCACGTTTAAAATTCTCTTTGCCATATTTTTCAATATCGATATGAAGAGATTTAGACGAACCGTAATATGTTTCCCAATCAGATTTGCTAACAATTTTCTTTCGACGTACTTTTCCTTTTACTCTTTTATGTCGAGTAAACAGTAATTTTTTCTTTCCAATATATTTCTTACCAGTCTTAATATTAGTTATAATATATATGAAGGAATGCCAACCCGACAATTCTTCATCTATAACTGGTTTTCCGTTCATTAGCCACTGCATCAACCTTATTTATCTTATTATCTTCCAGGTCTGATGTGAGTCCCATAAAGACATAATCTGTGCCATTATCGAATATGACGGTTAATGAAAGGAATAATATTCGCATATAAATGAGATGAAATCCAGAATCATGATGGGCAGAATACTTGAAGCCCCATGCGAATGGAGAAAGATCTATACAAATTTTTAAATTACTATAACGAAGATATTTAAACACTTTTTTTCCACATAGATCGTACAAGTATTCTTCCGATAGGTGATGGTTTAGATATTGCTTTTAGAATTTCTATTCCTCTATAAATTATCTTTTCCAAATCACGGGATAAAATTTTAAGTTCAAGTGACATTTCATCATCGGATAGACCTTGACGAGTGCCGCGTCTAATACACTTTTCAATATCCTCAGCGAACTTATTAAGTAAAAGTTCTCTTTTAGTTAATTTACACATTTCATAACTCTTATTATTTAACCAATTGAGCAAGCTTCGCAGAATCGATTAGCATCGGCATTCTCACCAGCTTTTGTTAAAGACGAAAAATCAAGAGGTAGAAGTTGATCGGTATACCTTTTTACTTCTTCACGTGAGGCTTTTGTGAACGGCATTTGTTTATATTGTGCATTGGATTTACGCAAGAAAGAAATGCCTTTAATTTGACCATCAAAAGCTTCTAACA